CAGGGAGCGCAGCTTCGCGTGCTGCTCGAGCTGGCGCTCTGTGGCCTTGTTGCGGCCGACTTTCAGCTCCCACCACCCGCAGTGGTAGTGGCCGGCGGAGACCATCAGCAGCAGGTCCGGAAGCCCGTCCTGCACGCCCATCGCCTTGAACCGCGACGCCTCGAACCGGGTCCGATAGCCGCCCGCCGGGTAGTGTGCGAGCAGCTCGGAGAGTCGCCACGGGCCGACGGTGACGAGATCCGCCCAGCGCATCAGCGCGATCTGCTCGGCCTCCTCTAGGCGGCGCGCCATCAGTTCGCGGCCCCGGGCTTCGGCAGGGACTTCGGCAGCGCGACCTCGAGGCGGTCGGCGTAGACCTGGCGGAGGGCCCGCCAGGCGGCGCGCTCGATCGCCGTCTGGATCTGCTCGGCCGACAGTTGGCCACGGGCAGCGGCGGCGGCGAGCGGCCCCATCTCGGCGTAGGCGGCGGTGCGCGCCAGCGTGGCGGCGTACTGGCTGTCGGCGATCACGCGGGCCACCACGTAACCGCGCGCCGGCCGTTGACCAGGCGCGGCTCGCCCTTACGGACGTGCACCGGTTCAAGCTCCGGCAAGCGCCGGGCGACGGCCCATCGGTTGATGTTCATGCGGGCACCGAGCTCGAGCGAGGTGAGCCCGGGCCAGCGCCTGACGGCCTCGAGTACGGCGAGCTGCTGGCGACCGAGCTCGCCGGATCTGCGAATCTGGTCGGCCGCCTCGTGCGAGGTCTCCGGGTCCGTGGCGCGTGAGCGTGGAAGGTCGGCGAGCAGGCCAGTAGTGCCCTGCCTGCGGGCCGCCACGGAAGCCTCGAGCCAATCCATTTGGAGCTGTGCACTCATGTCGGATTTGCCTCCAGCCATGATTCCAACCAGATCGGCCACGTGTTCTTCGGCCAGCGCTTCGACCACTCACGCCAGCGCTCGGTCTGCGCCTGGCGGTCGACGTCTCGCAGCGCGAACCTGGGCTGCACGATGTGCCCGTGCCCGTTCGTCGGCATGTCGCGGCGGGCGGCGACCTTGTCGTCGGTCCAGCGGTCGACGGGCGTGGCGTAGGGGTTGAATCGGTACGCCGTGCCGCTCATGGATTGGCCTCCGCGTGATCCGCACAGGCCCGCCTGGCGGCGGCCGACCGTTCGAAGGCGCCGAGCAGCGTCGGCGGGTTCCAGTCGCGCGTCTCGATCGAGCCGTAGCGGCGGAACGCCAGCCACCTGCGGACCGGCTCGTCGCTGCGAACGATGGAATATCGACCGCAGAAGCTCAGGTGCACGCCGGGCGCCTTCGCCCACACCTCCCAGGAGCTGCTCGCCCGAAGGTCCGCCTGCATGACGGGTAACGCCGGTGGCGCAAACAGGTCCGGCGTGGCGTTCACGGCTGGCCGGCCAGGTCGAGCCGCATCTGCGCGATCTCTCGGGACTGCCGTTCCTGCCACGTCTCGGCGTGGCGATCGTCGATCGCGATCTCGAGCAGTTCGAGGAGGTGTGAGACCTTAGCCCCGTCCAGTTCGAGCACGAACGCCTGCTCGTCGGCGTCGGGCTTTACGGTGCCGGGCGGGATGAACCCGTGATGCTCGAGGCGCAGCAGCTTCTCGAGGTCTGGCTTGTGGTGCCAGGGCACGGTCAGTCGCAGGCTGGCGCTGGTCATCGTGATGCCGAGTAGGTGCAGCGGGTGGATCTCGTCAATCCGCTCTGTTTCCATCTCTCCCTTCCCTCTTCTTCCGTAGGTCAGTCCGGTGGCGGGGAGCAAAGCGCCCCCTTACCCCCACGGGGCAGGTAGGGCGCCCAGCGAGTCCGTTCGGCGGATCGCGTCGCGCTACCAGGCCGGAGTACGAGCGCCTGGATGACCCCACTCGCGGCAGTTGTTGAGGCCCATGCCGAGGGGCTGCCGACTGAGTCGGCTACGGCCTTGCTTCGTAAATTGGCGCGCTCGCCGATCGAGCGAGCGGCAGGTCGGCTTGAGTGGTTGAACGAAGATCGCGGTAACGCCGCAGTTCGTCAGCGTGCTGGAAGCACGCGCGCCCCATCGTCTCCTGCTCGCAGGCTTTTGCCTCGATCTCGTCGTCCGTCAGGTGATCGATTCTCACGGCGACGCGCTCCTTGTCGCGCTCGACGAGGTAGTGCGTCTGCAGGCGCTCGAAGCCAGGCATGACCAGCTGCTGCTGATTGCCAGCTGGCTCTGGCCGCATCTTGTTGATCTGCTGGCGCACCTCGTTGCGGACCTGCGCCGCGGTGCATCACTTGTAGAAGTCGGCGTCGGCACCCTGAACATCCGGGTGATCGCTGACGACGGCGTGAGTGATCCAGTCCGGGTGAAGCACCGGACCGTTGTTCTCGATCAGCCACTCGATCTTCGATGCGATCTCGCGCTGCACTTCTGCGAATGAGTACTGCATCAGCCCTCCACGGTTGTGATGAATCGGTCGAGCCATGAATCGATGTCGGCGACGTAGCGACGCACGTTCTTGACCTCGCGCGGGTCAACGCCGGCCGCAACACGGGCCGGGTCGTGAGTGCGGGCGAACTCGGCAAACCGGCGCAGCGAGGCAATGGCCTCAGTCGCCATTCGGAAATCAGCCGGCGAGGTATCGCCGAGGTTGAGGAGCGGCTTCTTGCCCTGCTCCGCCAGCGCCGTGACGGTCGGCGGCTCGTCGCTGTCGACCTGCCGCTCGAAGTCCTCGGCAGGCACTGAGGCGACGCGGAGCGCGGTCTTGCGCTGGTGCTCGGACAGGCCGGCTTGCTCGGCGGCTTCGGTGCGGTTAGCCGGGAGGTCGCCCTCCCGCCTATCGAAGCGATTGACGCCCGGCTCGATCTGCTTGAGCAGCTCGCCGCAGCGGCGGATCGCGCGCGCTTGGATGCGGTCGGCCAGCTTGCGCAGCTGGTCGTCTTTCGCCTGTTTCGCGTAGCTCGCCAGCGCCTCGGCCTTGTCGGCCCACTCCTGACACTCATCGATGCGCGAGCACTCGGCCAAAGCCTGGCGCGCGTGCTCGTAGGTCGCCGGCAAACGAGCCGACGAAATCTCGGGTAAGCCTGACGGCACGATGGCCGCGCTCATCGGCGCGTCGCCTTTGCCGTGGCGCCGGCCTCGGACAGCAGCGCAGCGATCTGCGGCATGAGTGCCGAAAGCTGGTCGACAGCGGCCTTGCGGCGCTGCTCATCGGACGGGATGAACTTCTCGATCAGCCAGAGGACAGGCGTGTGATCACCTGTCTCTGCAACCAATCGAACCCAGTCGTCGATATCCAGGGTGCGGTGCGGGTCGTCGGGGTTTCCCTCCAACTTTCGCGCGAGTGCGCTCGGACTCATGTCGAGTCCCGCGGCGATCGCCGCCACGCCTCCACGGTGATTTAGCGCGCACCAGTGAGTGACCTCGCGCAGCGTCTTGAACCGCTGCGTTAGGCCTGGCTGCAGGTCCATGGTCAGTTGCATGTGGCGCCTACTGCTACCTGTGGGTGTCAGTACGTGGCACTAGCGGCGCGGCAGAACGGCGTAGCGTGTGCCCATGAGCTACGCGGCCGCGCTGAATACGTCTGGACGAAGGTCGGCGCGAGTGACGCGCCCACCGGTGGCGTGCTCTATCGCTGGCCAATACTCAGGGCCGACGAGGGTTCCTTCGCGCACCCAATACGAAACGGTCTGTTGCTTGAACGTCGGGCGGTTCAGGAATACCGCGATCGCCGATGCGAGTTTCGCCTGGCTGCCTGCCAGCTCGATCGCTTTGCGGAGTGCTTCGACATGAGTTTTCATCGGCCATCACAATACACAAGCCCGCTTGTCTGCGTCAACAAGCCCGCTCGTATGACTTTCGACAAGCCGCCTTGTACCGTTCAGGCCATGGCGAAAAAGACAGCCCCATTGAGTGGCGTAGTTCGCGTCCGCGTGGCGCGCGCCATCGGTGACGACGAGAGGACCCTAGGTCAGCGGGTCCGCCTTGCGATGGAGCGTCACCGCCCCCCGCTGAGCGAGTCCGACTTGGTTGCGGCCTGCTCGGATTGGAAAGACAAGTCAGGTCGAGCGCTGGTTTCCCAGCAGCTTGTCAACCAGATTCTGAAGGACAAGAACTCACGCTCGGCGATCACCCCTCTCCTGGCGGAGGCGCTCGGGGTGCGAGCGACCTGGCTGCAGTTCGGCATCGGTGACGTTTCGGAGAAGCCTTCGAGCGGGCGCGGACCCATGTCACATCAGGATCGCGCCGATCGCGCGTTCATGCAGGCCTTCCGCGAACTTCCTAAAGAATGGGAATTCACGATACGTGGCATCGTCGGCACTCTGGCGGTCGCAATGAGAGAGAGTCACGGCGAGTTTGCAGCGCGTGCTCGAGAGAAGACCCGGGAGCTGATCCAGAACTACAGCGCCGTCCAAGACGATTGATGGCGACTGCTAGGGAATTGAATCGATCCAGTTGAATCCACTATGGAGTGCTGACAATGCGCTACGCAACTTCGGCGATTGTTATTGGCCTGCTGCTATCGGCGCCCGCTTCCGCCCAGGATCGCGGTTTCTACTGGGGCTTCGACGCCGGCCAGGGGAGCATCAACTCGAACAAAAGCGGCCTCGACCAGTCGCTGATCGACGGTTTCGCCGCTGCCGGCCTGACGGTCGTGAGCGGTAGCTCTGACGTCAGTGAGGACGGGTTCAGCTGGGGCCTGACGCTCGGTTACCAGGTGATCGATTACCTTGCGATTGAGGCCGCGTACATGGATCTGGGCGACTTCGAATATCGCGCCCGCGGCACGGCCACGGACGGCGTCGGCGTGGTCGACGGCAGTGTGGCGATCGACGCACGCGGCCGCGGTCCGGCCCTGTCGGCACTCGGTATGCTGCCGGTCGGAAACTGGCTGCCGTACGCGCGAGTCGGCGTGATCTTCGTGGACGCGGACTATGACGCGACAGTCACGATCGGCACGAGCTCCGCCTCCGATGACATCTCCGGCAGCTCCGAGAATTTCCTGTGGGGCGTCGGTCTCGGCTATCGCGCCGGCCAGTGGACCACTCGCCTTGAGTATCAGCAGGCGCAGGATGTGGGCGAGAACAGCATCCTCGGCAAGGCCGACGTTTCCCGAATCGTGCTGGGCGCCATCTACAGGTTATGACGCCGCCGAGACGGGTGATGCCTTCACCCGTCTCGTGATCGCTTCCACCTAGGTACAAGAGCTTCTTTCGCCCGCGCCAGATGTTCTGGCGCATGCCGTGGCGCGCACGAAAACAAACGGGCTTGTTGACATGAGACAAGCCCGCTTGTATCTTCGCCGCCATGACCTTCCAACTCGCAGCGCAGATCGCGGCGAACGCCGACCCCGACGTGGGCCGGGCGCTGCACGTCATTTCGCTGCTTCAGGGCCGGCTGCAGGAGATGCAGGCCGCCATCGCTGGCCAGGACGCCCGCAAGCGCGCCGCCACCCTGGCCGAGATCACCGAGCTCGTCGACCAGCTGCGGGCCCTCGGCCCGCGGGAGGCAGTGGCATGACGCTCTGGGAGTTCCGCGAAGCGCAGGCCAGCCGCCGCACGGCGGTGAGCTGGGACGTCATCGACATCGACGACGTGACCGTCACCGAGAAGCAGCTCGAGCCGGCCGAGTTCGAGCGTCTGAAGGCCGAATGGATCGGGAGGGAGCATGGACCCAGTGACCGCATGGGCTGACACCAACGCGGCCGGCATCGCGCTGATGCTGGTCATGGCCGTGATCGGGATTCTGGCGCTGGTCGGCGCGCTGTTCATCGAGCGCCTGGTCGAGCCGCGCCACGAGCGCGAGTTCCGGCACCTGGCGGCCGTCGAGCGGGCCCGCGAGCAGCGGCGCCGCGAGGTGGACGACCGCGCGCACCAGGAACGCATCCGGGCGGCAGCGGACCTGATCCTGGCCAACAGCTGGCAGGGACCGGAGGGCACGCGATGAAGATCACCGACATCCGCGAAGTGATGCGAGCGAAGGCTCAGGCGCGCCCCTATCTGTTCCCGGTACTGGACCCCGCGCCGACGCCCCTCTACCTGCAGGCCGCGCTGCACGAGGGCGTGCCCGTGCACCAGCTCGTGCGGGCCCTGACGAGCGCCGGGCTCACGCTGTCGAACGTCGCCGGACACGGCGTCGTCATCCATCGCATCGGCCAGGACCCTACCAAGCCGGCCCCTGTTCCCCCTGGCGCGAGCTGACCGCGCGCAATCCTCGGTAACCCTGCGCCGGCCAGGGCGTCAGCCGCCGGCACGAACACGAGGGAGATCCATGAGCGACCAGAAGTGTGAGCGCTGCGGCAACGACAAGCACCGCGGGCGATGCAAGGGAGCCGGCAAGGCCCGCAAGGTGAAGTCGCTCGAGGAGGTCGTCGAGCGCCGTACCGCGCCCAAGCCGGTGAAGCTGAACGGGCACCTCGAGGTGCCGTCCGGTCTCGGATTTCGCGCGTCCGTAGAGGACGACCTGGTCTGCATCGAGCAGGACCGGCCTCCGGACGACGAGGGCGTCGTCTACACGCACAGTCTGACGCTCGCACCCCACGAGGCTGCGCAGCTCGCCAGCTGGTTGGCCGCGAGGTCGCAGGCATGAGCCGCAAGCGTCCCGTCAATTGGCTGTTTGTCGCCCTGGCCATCGCCGTCGCGGTGTTCGCCGTGGTCGGCCTGCCGCGGCTCTCGTGGCTCGGGTGGATCGGGGGTGTGTCGTGAGCAAACCAACCATCCTGGCCGGCGTCGTGACGCCGGTCGAAATCAAGTCGCTGAAGCCGGACCCCGGCCAGCCCCGCAAGGCGTTCGACGAGGCCTCGCTCCTGGCGCTGGCCGACAACATCCGCGAGCGCGGCGTGCAGCAGCCACTGCTTGTCCGGTCGCTCGGGGCCGGCGGCCTGCAGATCGTGGACGGCGAGCGCCGCTGGCGCGCAGCGAAGCTGGCGAAGATAAAGAGCGTGCCCGTGCTGCTCGTCGATGTCGGCGAGCTGGACCAGCTGCGCCTCGACCAGGTGAGTGTGAACCAGCTGCGCGAGCAGTTGAAGCCGATGGAGCTCGCGCGCGTGCTCCGCGGCCTGCGCGACGCCGGCAAGACCACGAACGACATCGCGGCCACTTTGGCGAAGCAGGGCCTGCCCGCCATGAAGCCGGCGGCGATCAACGAGCTTGCTGAGCTGACCGCCCTGCCCGACTGGGCGCAGGCAATGGTGAACGCCGAGCAGCTCGAGACGGCGCATGCAGCGATGCTGCTGCCGATCCTGAACCGAAAGGGCGTCGAGAAGCCCCTGCAGAAGGCCCTCGCCGACCAGATCGGCTACAGCGGCAAGCTCGAACGCTGGGATGTTGGCAGCTGCATCACGACGGCGCTGGCCAAGGCCGGTGGCGTGAGCCTGACCAGCACCGAGTCGTACAGCCCGAAGCCGATCGTGCACTTCGCGTTCAAGACCCGATGCAAGGGCTGCGAGCACCTGCAGCGTTTCGGCGATAGCGCGTTCTGCATGAGCCGCAAGACCTTCGAGGAGCACAACCAGGAGGCGAAGGATGCGGGGCTGCTGCCGGGCGGGCGCCGGCCGCAGAAGAAGGTCGCGACCACGGCGGACAGCGAGGAGGCGCAGGAGGCCGCGGCCGAGAAGGCGGAGCAGCGCGAGCGCTCGCTCACCGAGAAGGCCCGAGACTACCTGCACCGCCGGCTGTGCGTGGCGCTGATCGAGGAGCTGCCCAAGCGGCCGCCGCTGCAACTGGTGCTCGCCGTATGGCGGGCCCTGAAGAATCCCGGCAGCCGTGGCACGCGTGGTGCGCACCCGATCGATGCGCCGATTCCCGCGCACTACGCGTCGCTCGAGCAGCTCGCCGGCGAGAAGTCGCCCTGGCAGATCGAAACGGCAACCCTCGACGCCGCCCTGAACATCGTCAACGAGCTGCCGTGGCGCGAGACCCACGCCCTCGCCCGCCTGCTCTGGGGTGACGACCTGTTCGCTGTCTGGACCATCGACCGCGAGTTCCTCGACCTGTTCCGCAAGGCCGAGCTGGTGCACCTGGCCGGCGTGCACGGCTGCGCGCTGCCCGAGGGCCGGCGCAGCTGGGACGCCATGAAGGGCGACGAAATCAAGGACGCACTGCTCACCCAGCACGAGAAGCTGCTGCGGCCCGCGATCCTCGCCGACCTGTACCAGGGCGAGATCGAGGAGCCGTTCAGGCCGTGGCGGCCGGGTGACGAGGATGACGACGACCTGCCCGATTTCGGGCTGGACGATGACGATGAAATGGAGGATGCAGCATGAGCGCAGTAATCGAGTATCGCAGCGGGTCGGCGCCGCAGACCGCAGCCGAGATCCGCTCGCACGTGAACCGCATCCAAGAGGTCATGCGCGCGGTGTTCAAGGAGTCCACGCACTACGGCCGCATCCCTGGCGCCGGCGACAAGCCGGTGCTGTTCAAGCCGGGCGCCGAGGTGCTGTGCATGACTTTCCGCATCGCGCCGGAGTTCACCGTCGACGACCTGTCCGACGGCGACTCGATCCGCTACCGCGTGCGCTGCTTGGGTCGGCACCAGACCACGGGCATCGCGCTCGGCGAGGGCGCTGGCGAGGCCTCGACCAGCGAGGAGAAGTACCGCTGGCGCTCGGCCGTGTGCGACGAGGAATTTGAGGCCACTGACGCCGACCGGCGGCGGGTGAAGTACGCGAAGCGTCAGGGCGGCGGGCACTACACGGTGAACCAGATCCGCACGAACCCGGCGGACCTCGCGAACACCGTCCTGAAGATGGCGTGCAAGCGCGCCCTGGTCGCAATGACTTTGAATGTCACGGCAGCGAGCGACTGCTTCACCCAAGACCTCGAGGACATGCCGGAGGAACTGCGCCATGCGGGTGACGGCGGCGAGCCCGCGGCTCGCTCCACTAAGCCGCCCACCCGGGCGCCGCAGGCGACTGCCGGCGGTGCGGCTACCGAGAAGCAGGTCAAGCTGATCCGCACGAAGCTCGACCAGGCCGGCATGAGCGCCGAGGACCTGTGCCTGCACTTCGGGATCGAGTCGCTCACCGTCCTGCCGTTTGCGAAGGTGAACGAGGCCCTCGCCTACATCGCCGACCCGCAGGCCGCGGAGACCTCGCGTGACTGAGATCGTCTTCGACGATGCGTCACACACCTACCGCGTCGACGGCGCGATCTGGCCGGGGGTGACACAGGTGCTGGATCCGATCAACGAGCTCGACGGCATCCCGCGTGCCGCGCTCGCCGCTGCCGCCGAGTTCGGTCGCCATGTGCATATGGCCTGCGACCTGTTCAATCGCCGCATGCTCGACGACGCATCGCTGGATCCCGCGCTGCGCCCCTACCTGGACGGCTGGCTCGCTTTTCTGCGGGACACGCAGGCCGAGGTGCTGGAGAGCGAAATGGTCGTGCACCACCCGGGCCTGCGCTACTGCGGCACGGTCGACGCGATCGTGAAGTGGCGCGGCCGGCATCACGTGGTCGATATCAAGACGTCGGCCGCCGTGCCGCGCACCGTCGGTCCACAGACAGCCGCGTACCGTGAAGCGTACCTGCAGAGCCACCTAGCCTGCTCGAACACGCGCTACTGCGTTCACCTGACGGGCGACGGCAAGTATCGGCTCGTGAAACTCACCGATCCGGCGGACATGAGCATGTTCGTGTCCTGCCTGAATATCCACCGCTGGAGAAATCGCAATGGCTGACACCATCCCTGCCGAGTTTTCCTCGGTTGCCCCGACGCTCGAGGCCGTGCGCGGCGGCTACGCGCAGATCAAAACGATCAAGACCGCCGAGCAGTTCACCACCGCCGGCGAGCTGCTCAAGACCGTGAAGGGCGCGCTGCGCCAGATCGAGGAGCAGCGCGTCGCGATCACCAAGCCTATCAACGAATCACTGCGCGCCGTGAACGCTCAGGCAAAGGCCGCCGCCGCGCCCTTCGAGACCGCGGAGCGCGAGATCAAGGCGCGCATGGTCGAGTACTCGAATGAGCAGGAGCGCATCCGCCGCGAAGAGCAGCGCAAGGCTGAGGAAGCCGCTCGGCGCGAGCGTGATCGGCTGGCCGAGCGGCAGCGGAAGGCCGAGGCCGAGTCGCGCGAGAAGGCCGAGGCGCTGCGCCGCCAGGCCGAGGAGGCAGAGGCCGCCGGACGGGCCGCGGAAGCCGCCAAGCTCGCCGCGAAGGCCGAGAAGGTCGAGGAGCGCGCCGCCGAGAAGGTCGAAGACCTGCAGCTGCGCGAGGCGATGGTGGTCGCGCCGGTCATTGAATGCGAGGCGCCGAAGGTCGCGGGCATCGCCACGCGCGAGGTTTGGCGATTCGAGGTGACAGACCCGGCCCTGGTGCCGCGTGAGTACCTCGTCGTCGACGAAGCGAAGATCGGCAAGGTCGTGCGCGCGCTCAAGGGCGACACGGCGATCGCCGGCGTGCGGGTGTACAGCGAGCGCCAGCTCGCATCGACCGCCGCGTGACCGACTGGCATGACCGCCCGATCCGCTCGATCCGCGATCTGCTGCGCGCCCTCGCGAGCGGCGGCCGGCTGGTGCACTACCAGCCGTGGCAGGTCAGCCAGGAGACGAACTGGCGGGAGTGGGTGGTTGTGCACCGGGACAAGTCGCGGCAGGGCGTCGATCCGCGGATCGCGGTGACGGCGCACAGGAAGGGCATGGTGACGTACGAGGAGGCCCACCGATGATCGAGATCAAGAGCTTCGCGAAGCTGGGCAAGAGCCTGAGCGTGAAGCGGGAGAAGGACGCCGACGATGACAGCATCGTCGCCTGCCACCTGAAGTTCCAGGACCTGTTCGTCGATCGGGACGTGTTCGACGAGCTCTGCCGGCAGCCGATCGGCTGGCATGAGCCATTCTTCGACGAACAGGGCGCGCCGGTGGGGGCACTCGAGATCAGTCTGCCGGGCCGCGCGTGGTCGGTCACTGGCTCGATCAACGCCGGCCCGAACCGGCCAGAGCGACTGAACCTGCTCGAGGCGACGCTGAGCAAGGTCACGCTCACGCTCACGAAGCTCGGCGTGTTGGTCGGCGGGGCGATCTCCTGGAAGGCTCGCGGCGATGAGGTCGAGGATCTGGCCGACTTCCTCGGCACGCTGGCGGCCGTCGAGTGGCGGGTGTCGGATGGCGAGCAGAAGGATCTGCTCGCTCCGACTCCGGCGACTGCGTTCTGCCGGAGCATGCAGCGCCAGGCGGATCGTGACGGCACGACCACCACGCTCGAGGTGAACGGCGAGGTGATCGCCAAGTTCGAGCCGAGGGCCGGGGCGTGAGCCGCAAGCGCGACGTCAACTGGCTGTTCGTGGCGATCGCCGTGGCGGTGGCGCTGTTCGCGCTGTTCGGGCTGCCTAAGCTCGGGGAGCTCGGCTGGATTGGGGGTGTGCCGTAGTGTTCCTCACCGCCGACCGGCCTGAGCCAATGATGGCATCCAGGCATGCGTCAGCACAGGCGCGCACCAAAGCAACACGGGTTATCCGCAGGCCGAGGTACATCATCTACTGCACAGCAGTCGGGGTGAATGAACGCCCCATGCTGAGGGGCTTCACCAAGGAAACGATCCCAGCATGGATCCTACCGCTCGACATGCTGCGGTCATTACCTCGCGATCGCACACCTCCGATGGACGGCGGCGTGTACTTTCTTTGGCGCGGCCCACAACTGCTGTACGTCGGTCAGTCCAGCTGTCTGAATGAGCGTCTGCATTCACACTGGTGCGCAAGGAACGGGCTGCGCTCAGGCAAAGTTATCCCGTTCACTTGGCGGTCCTGGCTGGTTTGCCAAGATGAGCAGCGCGAAGACATCGAGACGGCGTACATCCGAGCCTACCTACCCCCTTTCAATTCTAAGATTCCATGAGCGCGATCACGCTGCCACGTCTGTGGACCGAGGCCGAGGTGGCCGAGTATCTTTCCGTGAACCCCGAGACGGTCGCCAGAGAGCGGCGCCGGGGTCGGCTCCCGTTCCGCAAGATCGGCGGGCGGATCCGCTACACCGACAGCGACATCAGGGAGTATCTCGACCGATGCGTTTCTACCTCAGAGAGCGAGGCGGGATCTGGTACATCTGCTGGACCGAGCGAGGAATTCCGCGACGTGTCAGCACTCGCCTTAGAGATCGCGGGCAGGCGGAGCTCGCGCTCGCCCGCCACGTCCTGATCCATGCGAACCCGCGGCACCAGCCGGCCGAGGTTGTCACCGTGCAGTCGGTCGTGCTCCGCTACTGGCAGCACCACGGTCGGCAGATTGCCAGCCGCGACAGCGTGACGGCCGCGCTCAAGGCCGTGAATACCTACCTCGAGCGCGTCACGGTCGCGGAGTTTGGCCTGAAGCGCCAGGAAGCCTTCGTGCGTGCGCTGCGGTCAGACGGGCTTTCACCCGGAACCGTGAAACGCTGGGTCGGCGTGGTCGGCACGGCGCTGCGCTGGGCGCATGCACGCCAGGAGATCACGGACATCCCGCCCATGATTCGGGTGAAGGCGGCTGACGGCGATGGCGTCCGGCCGTTGTCGGTGGCGGAGCTGCGCGATCTTTGCGCAGCCTGCTTGCATGACCACCAGCGTATCTTCGTGCTACTGGCGATTGGCACGGCGGCACGACCGGGCGCGCTGGTGGATCTCACCTGGGACCGGGTCGACTTCCAGACTGGAACGATCGCCCAGGCGGTGCCCGGGGTCGACCACGGGAACAAGCGACGGCCGAGGGTGCCGATGCCGGCTAGCGTGAAGACGTATCTCGAGGACAAGAAATCGGTGGGGCCGGTGATCCAGTGGAACGGGCGCGCGCTGACGGATCACAAGAGGCTTTACGCGGGGCTCGCGGAGCGGGCGGGCGTCGAGGTCACGGCCTACGGGATACGCAAGGCGTGCGCGACGTGGATGAGGCGGGAGGGTGTTCCGGAATGGGACGTGCTGGGGATGCTAGGCCACCGAGCTGGCGGCTCGCAGACGGAGCGGTATGCGCACTGGCGGCCCGAGTTCATGCGGGCGGCTAGCGAGTCGCTCGAGAGGTTGATCCGGGCGGTGAACCCGCCCTGGCTTGCCAGTCCCTTGCCAGCGATCCCGGCTGGCTTCGTGCAAGTGCTTGATGGGACTGGTGGGCGCACGTGGGATCGAACCACGGACCCCTACCATGTCAAGGACGGGGCCCAGCCGATTATTCTACCACTTACGGCAGCAAACGACGACTAGCGCCTACTGCGGAATCAATGACTTGGCAACGGGCACTTGCCAGTCCCTTGCCAGCGGCCCCTAAGGCACCCTGACCAGCTCCCGCACGCACGCCTGGCGCGCCTTGAAGCACTCGATTGCCTCACCCCGTTCACGCCACTGCACGGCCAGCTCGCCATTGGTCGCGGGCACGCCCTCCGGCGCCGGGCACTCGGTGACGCACAGCGAGGGCACCGTGGCCGGTACGGGCTTCTCGATCACCCGCTCGGTGACGCAGCCGGCGAGCAGCGCTACAGCGGGCAGGAGATACGTTGCTCGGACCATGCCTTGCACTCCGGATCGGTCTGGGTCGCTTCTCGGTACTTCGCCCGCCACGCCGCGGCATCGGCCCGGGCCTTCTCCTCGGCCCGCCTGAGCGCCTCAGCGGCCTCCAGGGCGCGCGTCTCGGCCTCGGCTCGTGCTTGCTCGGCCGCCTCCTCCGCGCGTCGTGCGCAGGCTGAGCCGACCGCGCAGGTCCGCTCCTGCTCGAGTTCGGCCTGCACGGTCGGCAGCAACTGGTGCGACTCGTGCCAGGTCGTCAAGCGCTGCCAGAAGACGCCGGCCACGGCCGCCAGCCCGATCCAGACGAGCATCCGCCACTGGCGGAAGTACACCGCGAGCCCTGCGGCGACGGCGCAGGCGACCAGGAACGCCACCAGACCCCACGGGATGCCGGCGAGCCAGGCGAGGAGCTTCACTCCTCAACCTCCGGCGCGCCCGCGATCAGCCCGATCACCCGGGAGATCGACAGCTCGGCTTGGGTGATCTCGTGCACGACGGCCTCCCGATGCCGCTCGAGGTTCGCGGTGCGGGCCAGCTCTCGGACGCGGTTCATGTGCGCGAGCGCGGATGCCAGATGGTCGGACAGGGTGATCGTGCTACCCATTCGGCGACTCCGGCGCGGCGACGGCATTGCGCTGCCGCGCGAACCAGAAGGCGATAGTCATTGTGAATGCGGCGCCGAGTACGCCGACCATCGTGTCGATGATACGAAGCCGCTCCGGGTCGATCTCGTGAGGGGAAAACCACGCGAGGTACAGCGCGACGTGGAATCCGATGAACAGCAGTATCGACAGGACGATCTGCGCGATCATGGTGATCCGGTCGGTGGTGCTCATGGGTACACCCCCTGCGGCAACTCGAAGTGAGGCATGTCCACAAACGCCTTGCGGCCGGCGGCCCGACGCGAGGCGACGTACTCGGCCACGAGCACGTTCGGCGTCTTGTCGGTCGTGTCGAGCCGCAGCCAGCAGCCGCCCCAGCGCACCGGGATGGCGAGCGCCTTCGACGCGCGCTGGAAAGCGGCAGCGATCGGGTAGTAGAGACCGGCGTCCCATCGCACCTCGCCGACCCACGCCGCGCAGTCGATCGCGTGCCCGGTGATGTGCCGGGAGTCCATTGTCTGCGAGGCCCCGGCCGCGACCAGCTCGCGCTGGCGGGCGACTGTGCGCAGGCCCTCGATCACGGTGAAATCCTGCGATGACTCGCGCAGCGCCTCGCGCGCGAGCCGCACCAGGTCGGGATGCACGCCCTTGAGCCTTTCGAGGCTGCGCTTGCCGAACGTGAACGCGCTACTCATCGCTTCGGCAGCCTCTGCAGGATCTCCCGGTTCTGCGCCTCGAGCACGTCGAGCCGCTTGGCAATGTCGGCTTTCAGCTCGTCGCGGTCGCGCCGGGTTGCCGCCACGTCCGACTCGAGTACTCGAAGCCGCGCGTCAGCGTCGGGAGTGATACGGAGGTTGCTCAGCTCCTCGATCTGCGCCCGCATCGCGGCTATTTCTTCCCCCTGATGCGACATCTGCGCCGACATTGATCCCCACGCCACAGCCACGGCGACCACTGCCGCGACAAGCGTCAGCAGGTCGCCGGTGCTGAAGAAGCGCAAGTACTTCGGGTGATCCATTGGTCTTTTCCTTCTCAGAACGGAATGACTGGGACGATGGCCGGGAAGATCAGCGTGATCGCGATTCGGCGGATGTTGGCGTCTGTGGACGACGGCGCCACAATCTCGACCAGGCTTCCCTGCGCAAGGTCTTCGGTCGTTCCGGTCGTGCTGAACGTAAACGTCCCGTCAGTGGCGACGGTGATGGAGCCGATCGACGACCCGTCAACCTTCACGTCCATCACGAAGCTCGAGGACGGGTTGACCCCAACCGCGCCAACGGAGGCGACGAAGTCGTCCGGAATCCTGAAATCGCCGGGCACCACGTAGGCAAGGAGCACCTCGCTGCTGGTGGGCGCTGCGGCTTTGTAAAGCGGGATGCGGAGGCCAGGGTCGAGCGGTGCGTAGACGATCGGGCCGAGTGCCGTCACCGTCCAGAACGCAGAGACGGAGTTGAGCCAGATGATGTCGCCCACGGCGACGCTCACCTGTTCCCAGCTCGTGCCGTTGTAATAGGCCAGGTTGCCTCGGGTCCAGCCCGACCAGGCGCCGGACGGGGAGGCGCCGCCGAGGTTGATGAGGTCCATGCGCCCGGTCGCGGGCGACCCCACGGGCGAGCCGCGCTGCGAGGTCACGTAGAACACTCGCCGCTCGCTCAGGTAGCTCGAGCCGCCCGAGGCCGGGGCGGCGACCCACTCGTTGTTCGCGGCATCCCAGGTCAGCACGTCGCCGTCGTCGGGCTCTGGTGACGCCGGTACGTTGACGTCGGTCAGGTCGGCGAGTGCGCCGCCGCCGCTGCCGGACTGGAAGATGGCCCAGCTCAGCGGGGAATCAGACTCGCAGCGGTAGTGCTCGCCGTCGCCCTGGTTGTACACCAGCCACCCGGCCGCCGGTGTCAGGAACGTCCACCCGCCGCCGATCAGTACTGCGAGTTCCTGCGCGTGTCCGACCCACGCGCCGGTCGGGGCTGCGCCCACCAGGTAGGCATCGCCGTCGGCCGGGGAGCCCGGCGGCGTGTTGGTCTGCGAAATCACCGCCGCCTGCACCAGCGCGTCGAGCCGACGCAGCGCGGTGTTCACGGTGACATGCGGCTGCGCCTGGCTGGCGATCAGTTCGGGCAGGGACAGGTTCGGCGTGGTCATACGATGGCCTCGGCGGCATAGCCCCGGCCGACGACGGCCGAGCGCTGGTAGATGCGAACGGTGACGGTGTCAGGCACGGGGCTCCCGAAGTCCTCGGCCTGCTGCGCCTCGGTGTATGTCACGGACGGCGTCGAGGCCGTCAGGGTGCGCAGCACCTCGGGCGGGCTGTCGGTCGAGAGGATGTCGACCTCGTAGGACTCCGATGCCTCGCTCATCGGGATGTCGGTGTTCGCCGGCAGCTCCTGGCCGAGCCGGTCACGGCGGGTCCACGTGATCGTCAGGTCGCCCGCCTCGTCGCGTGCGCCCTCGACGTGCACCCCGGCGAAGGGCTCGAGCGCCACGCCGCGGCCCGTGAAGGCGACGGCCGTCGTGCCCTCGAGCGTGGTGCCGACGAGCACGGGCTTGTGGAGCCGCTCGGCACCAATCGCGGAGACGTTCTGCGGCACGCGGGCGATCGTCGAGTCGAGCAGCACGAAACGGTCGCCGGCCTGGCTCAGCCCCATCGCCCATTCGGTGCCGCGCCGGCCGCGCAGCAGGCCGGTGAGCCGCCAGATGGGAGGGCTGCCGGTCAGCTCGGCGTCGCGGAACTGGATGACCTCCCAGCGGCCGTCGGCACCGATTGCAGCGGCGTTCAGCCCGGCGAGCAGCGAGGTCTCGCTCACGGATTCGAGAGCGTCCGTCGCCAGCCCGTCGACGAACAACTCGTTGCCCTCGTCGATGACCGTCGTGGGCCCGGCTGGCAGCGGGTCCACCACGTCGCCGATCGTCGCCTCGAGCGTGAACGTGGCAACGGAATCGTAGGTGGTGCCGCCGTCCGGCGAGCGGTACAGGACGGCGCCGCCGAAGGACGTGGAGCCGGTCGCCTGCACCGCCGCGTAGTAGCCGGCGTCGTTGTCCGCGTCCCGCAGCAGCGGCAGGTCGAGCAGCACCAGGTCGGCCGTGCCGGGCACGGAGATGTTCGAGCCCGTCGTGCCCGAGTAGGCCGCTGGTGCGCCGACCGCGTAGGACTCGTACACGCCGTCGTCATCGCGGACGAGCGCGAGACGAATGAGGCCCGGCAGGCTGTAGTCGGTATCGACGATGCGCAGCCGCTCCATCCGCCCGTCTACCGGCGCCTCGACGGCATCGGCCGGCTCGAGCGCGAGGAAGGACTGGTCGACGGTGGTCTCGTAGCGGTTGCGCGAGATCCACGCATCGTAGAGCAGCACCTCGGCCGTCTGCGCCGCGCGGTTGTCGCTCATGGCGATCGCGAGCTCGACGTCCTGCACCTGGTCGGTGCCGACGCTCAGGCGGGAGGCGCCCTGCTCGCCAGCCTCGTAGTTCATGTCCACCTGGGCGTAGTGCACGCGCAGCCGGCGCGGGAGTTCGACCTCCTGCGTGCGCGTGACCTGTATGGCCGCCGGTCGCTGGCCGCCGGCCTCGTGCGCACCAAGGTCGTCGGAGGTGAAGCTCGCGACAATCGCCTTGCCGCGCGTCGGCCACTTGAGGACGCCACCGGACTCGACGCAGTCGAACATCCCGACCGAGCGCAGCGGCGAGATCGCGTCGCGCCCGCTCATCACGCGGGTGATCGCGTAGCCGTAGACAGGCTGCGTCAGGTCCGTCGTGTCGACCACTTCGCTCGCGAGCCCGCAGCGGCGGCAGACATCGCGGACGATCGTCCCAAGCGTGGTGATCGACGGGTCTGTCTCGTAGGCGTCGAACTCGACCGCCCAGCCGCGATCCTGAATGTTCGGGTAGCGGAGGCTCGCGTTTGAGTCCTCGTAGGTCCAGCCGGACGGCGCGTGACCGGCAGCGACTGCCTGCGCGTAGAGGTCGTCCCAGAACTCCTGCGAGTCCGCCAGCGGATCGTCGGCCGGGATCAGGTACTCGCTGCGCGGCACGCCGGCAAACCCGTACTCAAGTGGGCGACGCTGCAAGTACCAACTGAACGTCCACTCGTTCGCGGGCCAGCCCGAACCGAAATCGAAAACGCGAAGTCCGGCTAGATCGCCGCCAAGGTCGGCCCATTCAGTATCGACGTGAAGCCACCAACCCTCGAACAGGAACCACTGCAGGTCGTCCGACCAGTCTTCGGCCATGTCTGGCAGCGGAACAGGCTCCTCCCATTGCCGCGCGCAGGGCACCACCGTGTCAGTGATCGAGAGCAGCTTGTGGATCGGGTCTTGACCGGGCTCCGGTGGCGCCGGATCGTAGTGATATCCGACTATGTTCGCCGGGCTGCCGAGGATTTCGTTGGCCGCCTCATAAGCCACCCACTGACGCACCTGTGGCGCGAATGCGTCGTACTCGTTCGGGATGACATGAACCGGAGGACCGCCATAGGACGCGTGACCACTAGGTGTATTCGAGAACACTTTACTGACCGCGCTTCCTCCGACGCAGAACAGCAGCCCGAGCATCATCCGATTAGGCTCTGACGTGACCTGCGGCGTCGATGAAACGCTTGGATAAAACGGCCCAGGACGCTGTCCTGCTTGGGCCGGTGTAGGCAAGCCGTCAGTCCAAGCTGTCACATCGCTGGAATAGGTGACTCCGCCGTTGGCTGCTCCGCGGGCGGCAAGAACTTCTCCGAGGTTGCCGCTCCACGTGCCGAGGTTTGTGCCTGGGTTCCAAGTCGTGTTGTACAAAAGCGCTGCGCCGAACGGCCTGGGGTCGCCGCTTTCGCTGTCCCAATCCCAGTGCGGCACCCACCCGGCGCTGTACAGGCCGACGGTGACCGGGACCGATGCGCCGGCAATCTCGAAGCGGAAATTCGGGACGCGGTTGCCGTAGTCGGCGAGCTGGAACTCGCTAAACACCACGTAGGCGAGGCCGCGGAACGCGCTGACGTTGCCGACGCCCTCGAAGGATTCGATGGTCGGATCGGCGAGCTGATCCTCGCCGCCGAGGTAAATCTCCATCCCGTCGAGCAGCGTCGCGTTGGCCTGGACGCGGGCGTTATAGCTCTCGGTCGTCTCACCTTCGAGCTGCGGCCGGGCGTCATAGATCAGCTTCGCGTCGGCCCAGATGCGGCGGATTCCGCTGATCGGTCCCTCGCACAGGCCGACGGCGCAGTTGACCGAGTAGGAGTACTCGCGCACGGTCTGTGTAGGGCCGCCTTTGCCGCCTTGGCGCCGCTCAGAGACCGCCTCGATGATGCCGCTTGACCAGATGACGTTGCCGGCGATCGCATACGTGCCGTACACGATCGGGATCGGTGCGCCGACGGTCGAGGTCTGCACCGACAGATCGTTCAGCCGCGGCCCGTTGACCGTGCCGAGATCGGTCGGGAACAGCGCGCTGCCGGCGAGCCCGCCGAGCTGGAAGCCCCACGCCGCACCAGTTGGGCCGCCGAACACAAAGCCGATCGCGGCGCCGCCAATCGAAAGGATGGCTTGCCCGGCGTTCGACACGTCAGTACTCCACGCCCGGCAGCGCCCAGACGCTGTGCGTCATCCGCACCCAGCGCCCGCGGTAGCCGTGCTCGATGACGCGCCCCACGCGCTCGTAGGCGTGGATCATCGTCTCGCCGGCGCAGATGGCGACGTGAGCCGCGAGCCGGGTCCATGCGATGACGATCAGCGACCCGGGCAGAGCACGCTCGAGCGGGCGGCACACGCCCTGCACGCGAGCGATCAGCTCACCCGTGGGCAGCCGGCCATAGTTCGCCACGTCGAACTCCGGCCCGATCAGCCCGAGCGAGCGGCCGACGACGATCGGCAGGCCCACGCAGTCGATGCCGTGCCCGTCCCGGCCCTGGTGGCGGAACGGCACGTTGAGCCACTGACGGGCTTCGAGGATCACGCGCTCAGGGCTCATTCCAGTTTCCCGGTATGGTCCTCGGGTACGCGAGGAACGACTCGGCGCGCGGCTTCTTGTCCGCCGTCTGGCCGCCGAAGGCCGCCAGCTCGCCGACGCCCGGCACCCACGCGCCGTGCCCGCGGAAGTTCACGAGGTTGTTGAATCGGCCCTTGCACATCGCCGCCGACTTGTCGCAGCCGGGGCGGATCGTGAAGGTGTCGCCGACCTCGACGTCGGCCGGCATCGGCAGGTAAAGCAGCACCTCGGCCGGCGAGCCATAGGCGTCGCTCTTCACCTCCATGCTGAATCCGTCGTTCGCGCCCGCGGTCCAGGTCACGAGCCCGCCGTTGAAGTCGCCGGGGTCGGGCGTCCCGCTGATGGTCGCGGAGAACTGTCGGCTGCTCGTGACGGCGGTCACGGTGCCGGTCTCGGTGAGCGTCGCCACGTTCACACCGCAGCGCGTGTCGCCAAGCTCCGCGTCGCAGCTCGATCCGTAGGTGCGGACGATCTTCTGCGTGAGCCGCTGGGCCAAGCCACGCAGCTCGGTTCGATACTGGCCCTCGGCGGTGCGGACGATCTCGCCCAGGTTGCCGGTGCGCAGGACGATCTGGCCGTCATCGGGTGCCTGCCAGTTGACGAGGAACAGCACGACCGAGGCGTCGTCAAGGAGCCCGGCCTCGATGTCCGCGGCCGAGAGGTCCACCAGCTGCAGGTCGCCGGCGTTGACCGCGCCCGATACCTCCATGTTGTCGACGCTCATGTCCGAGGTCGACCGCACGCTGCTGCCGGTGATCCCGGCCCGCGCGAGGTAGGTGCCGGCGTAGTCGCCTGTCGTGATCGTCAGGTCGCGGTCGTGCTCGGTCCCGAGGATCAGCACGGCGTCGCTGCGCTCGACGCGCCAGCACACGGCCAACGTCGTCACGTCGCCGGCGAGGTGCGATTGCAGGGCGGGCGGGATCGTTCGCATCAGGTGGCTCGAATGCAGGTTGCAGCCCAGGCATCCGGACGTGTCGGAATCGGCGTCCACTCGCCGAAGCGCCTGAGTTGGTCCTGCCAGAACTCGGCGCTCCTAACCATCCGGTGAGCCGGCGTACCGTCCGGCAATCGACGGCGGCCAGTCACGAGCGATACGTTCACGAGCAGCGCCTTCGTTGCCAGCTGGTCGAGGTGATCCAGCACGGCCGACAGGCACTCGGGCTCGATATGCTCGAGAACGTCCGCGCAGACCACCAGGTCAGCCGCCGCGGGCTCCGCGTCCTTACCTGGGATTGCCGGGTCGTATTCCGCCACAGCGACGCCCGGAAGTGAGCGAGCGAGCGATCCCTTGCCGCAACCGTAGTCGAGCACCGAGACAGATCCTGAGCGGTCCATCAGGATGCGTACCTGTTCGGCCCAGCGCGATCCGTTGCTGCCGTAATCCGGCATCGCCCGGTGTGCCCGGAGGTTCAGGTCGCGATACGCGTCGGTGATTCTCATTGCCAGTGCCTGCGTATCCATTCGATGCGACCTGCCAGCTCCCAAGCTTTCGGGTGGCCGTTGAAGTGCACGATCCGCGCATCCGGAGGAAGCGTCCGGTAGCCGCTCGCGCGCATGTCCTGCGACTGGTAGATGCCCACTGATCTCGGCCATGCCGGCGCGGACGCTGCGAGCTTGTAGCTGATCCAGGCTTGATCGCTGCCACGGAAGCCAGCGGCCCGCGCGGCCTTGATGCCGTCTTCGCCGAAGTCGTCCCAGACCTCTGGGTGCGTCCCGGTGCGCAGTAGCCACGTGCCGCCGCCGAAGCGGCGTTCGGTGCCCCACGCGTAGTTGGGCCGCCAGCCGACGAAGTCTGCGTCGATCTCGAGCAGCGGCGACAGGTCCCTCGGGATCACGCAGTCGATGTCGAGCAGCAGTACGCGATCCGCGATCTCGGTCGCCTCCCGCGAGAACAGCCACAGGCGCCGGTAACTCGACGGGAACTGCGCACCCTCCGGCGTCGCCATCCGTGCGGCGGCGTGCGCGGCACCCGGCAGCGGGAGCGCTCGAACGTCGGCCGAAAACTCCGACTGGTCGGTAAAACACACGAACTCGTGCGGCACCGGCAGGTGACGACGGACCATGCTCGCCAGCACGTCCACGTGCTTCGGTCGATAGTCCCGGCTCCCGTCGCACCACAGGAAGCAGACGACCGCCAGCGAACTCAAGGCGTCGCCAGTGCCGACGCGAGGTCGGCCTTCGGGAAGCAGGCGAGCCGCGACACCGAGCTCGTGTTGACGACGGAAAGCCCCAGCCGCTTGCAGTCGCGAGCGATGACGGCGAAGTTCTTGAGCAGCCAGTCGTACGGCGTGGGTCTCGCGATCTCTTTCGGGTGGCTGCCAAAGAAATGATCCATCCCGCCGACTGCTCCCATGTCATACCCGACGAGCACGAAGCGACGCGCACCCATGTGCATCGCGAGGTTCATCGCCTGCACACCTGAATTCGCGTTGAAGTAGATCAGCCGCGGGTCTTCGGACAGACCGGCGGCGTGCTCCCCCGCGATCCGGTGCAGGCCGAACTGCCGGGCTGCGGCTTCGCACTGAGTCCAGCACTCGCCAGAGAATCCGCGCTGGATCTCGGCCCAGTGGTAGCGCCACCACGGGAAATCGCACGCATAGAGCAGGTGTGCCCACGGCGCGAGCCGCCAAGCATCGTTGATGGCGATGCACGGCCAGCCGCCATCCCTCACCAAGGGGAGGTCTGCGGATGCAGCGCTCGGGCCGGTTGCTACCAGGACGACGGTGCGCGCGCTGTCCCGGAACGGGAGATCACACCCGCTCTTCATTGAGCGTGAACGGTACGCGCTGGACCCGCATCGCATCGTCGCCGCGGAACGTCAGCACGAACTCCGTACCGTCCGCGAAGGTCACGGGCACGTCGAACTCCCCGCCCCACGTCAACGGCCCAACCGGGACGAACAGCAGGCTGACGAGCCCGGTCGTGTAGTCCACGGTGTAGTCGGTTCCGGCTTCCTTCAGGACGCCGTTATCGGCCACGAGGATGGTGCCGCTCACCGGCTTCTGGATCGGTCGCGTGCGGGTCAGGGCGCCCTTGGTGTACTGCTTGACCATCTGATAGGCCGCCGGGCTGCCGGGCACGAGCTGCAGCGGCTGGTCGGTTGCCGCAGCGGTCTCGAACGGCGCGCAGCTCTTGTAGTCGTTCCAGTCCTTGAACCGAAACGCATACGCCCCGCCACCGACGGCGTGCCAGAACTCCAGCACCTCGTAGATGTCGGCCTCGGCATGCTCGATCTCGCAGTCGAACGAGTGCAGTGGCGCCGTCCAGTTGAGGTTGCGCCGGGTCTGTCCGCCGGCCCGCTGAATTCTCGTCACGCTGATCTGCGGACGAACCCGGTATCCCAGCGACGGCGGAAGCGGGAAGCGCGGCGTTTCCAGGAACATCAGTTGTTCCTCCGGGCCGCCCGCTCGAGCCCCCTGGCGGCAGCGGCGGCGACCTGCTCACGCGACGTGCGGTCGATCGAGCCCGTGGCCGAGGTGATGTTGAAGTTCTGGTGCACTACCATTCCGCCCCCTGCTGCGCCCGCGGTCGCGACGCCCGTGCCGACCATTCCGCCCTCAGCGAATCTCGGCACGCCACCAGGGACAACCGGCCGGGGATGCCCGGCGTTGAGTTGATGCAGCAGGCTGAGCACGCCCGGCCGACGCACGACGCTGGCGCGCACGATGAACTCCTCGTTCGATACGAGCAGTGGGCGGCCGGCGGTCGTGATCGCGCGAATGCTGTCGCTCGTGCCGGTGCCGGGCCCGCGGATGAGTCCGCCGCCCGTCGCGTCGATCTGGCCGCCTGCGGCGTATCCCGGGATGCGCTGGGCCGTGATGCTGATCGGCGACAGTCCGCTCATACCACCGCCGCCGAACAGGCCGAACAGGCTGCCGACCCACGACTCGATCTGCGGCCGAATGAACTGCTCGACGGCGATGCGCTGCAGTGTGGCCAGGATCGTGTCGCCGAGCTGCCGGAACGCGTCGCCCAGGCTGTCGACCTGCTTGATGCCGTCGGTGAGCCAGTTGACGAGATCGTCTCCAATGGCCTGCGATGCCTGTTCCCGGAACCTGATCCAGCCGTCTTCCGCCTTCGCGACCGATACCGAGATCTGGCCGAGCTGCAGGTTCAGCTGCTCGGCCTGCGCGATCAGCGCCGGATCGCCTGACGCCTGCGCCGCGGTCAGTGCCGCGGCGGCCAGTTCCTGCATGACAGGCAACCGGGCGGCCTCGATCCTGGCAATCTCGAGCTGCCCCTCGCGCTGCGTCGTGATGCCGAGTTCGACGTCCTGGTTGATGCGCTCGCGCGCGTTGGCCAGCTGCTCGAGAGCCTGCTGGGCGCGCGACGTGGCGTCCTCGAAATCGATCCGCGCCACCTCGACCTGGCGGATGCGGGCGAAGGACTGCTCATCCGTCGCGGTGACGCCGCCGCCGGCCGCCAGGAGTTCGCGCTGCTTGGCGATTTCCTCGTCGAGGGCCCGCAGTCGCGCCTCGCGCTGCTGGCCGGTCAGCTCGAGCAGGCGCTGCTCGATGTCGAACCGCGTTCGCCCGGCGGCTTCCTCGGCCCGCCGGCGTTCCTCCGCCAGCCGCGCCGCCTCACGCTCCGCCTTCGCGGCTTCCGCGTTGGCCTGCCGCGCGGCAGCGGCAGCTGCCCGTTCAGCCGTCTCGTCGGTCGCACCAATGGCGGCTGTCCGGGTTCTTACCGGAATCTCGATCGGCTTTATTTCGCGCGTGGCCTCGTCGGCGATGCGCTGCAGATCCGTCTTGAACGTCTCTTTGAACTGGGCGAAGTCGGCGCGACCTTGCTCACCGATGTCCCGCCAGATGCGAACCGCGCCTGCGAAGTCCCCCCTGGACAAGGCGCCGATCGTCGCGGCCAGGCCGCCGATCTGATTGCCGATGCCCCTGAAGATGCCAGAGACGATGTTGAAGAACGTGCGGAACGTCTGAATCACGACCCGCAGAATCCGCCCCGTCTCGGTGCCGAACCGCCGCATCGAGTCGACGCCGGTGCCGGCCGTCTCCTCGCGGAAGCTTGTCATCGTCTCGAGCACGCTCGGCATCAGGCCGGAGACGAACTGGATCGCGAGCCCCTGCGCTTGCCCCTTGATCATGGCGAACGAGTCGTTCACCTGACCGGCCATCGCCGCCGTCTCGCTGTCGATCACGAGGCCGAGAGAGGCGGCGGCCTCTGCGACGTTGGCGAAGCCGTTGGCCGCCAGGTCGTTGAGCAGCGGCATCAGCTGCGCGCCCGTCTTGCCGAAGATCTGGACAGCGATGTCCGTCTTGCGGGTGCTGTCCTCGACGGTGCCGAGGCGCTGCGCGATCAGGTCGAACGCCTGCGCGGTGTCGAGCCCGGCGAAGTCCCGTGCCGACAGCCCAAGGCGGCCGAACGCATCCGTCGCCTGGCGCGAGCCGCGATCGAGATCACCGAGCCTGACTGCGAGCCGCGTGAGATTCGCCTCGAGCGCCTCGATGCCGCCAGAGATGCCCGCCTGGTACTGCAGCACCGACAGATTCTCGGCCGACGCACCCACCTTCTGGGACAGGTCGTCGATTGCATCGGCGCTGTTGAGCGCGTTGCGCGTCAGGGCCACGAAGCCCGCCGTGACACCCGCGAGGCCGATCGCCGGCAGCAGCGCCTTGAGCTGCGCGGCGGCCGACCTCATCAGGTTGAAGCCGCCCGCGCCGGAGCGCGCGACACGCTCGGCCTGGCCTTGCACGGTCTTCAGCGCGTCGAGGACTTCCTTGACGCCTTCCGGAGACAGCCGTACGCGGATATCGGGTGTGCTCATGCTACTTCAGCAGGTCCGGCATGGAGGGTGGCGGTTGTGCATTTTTCTGGTGAGGTCGCAGGGATGCCCAGGCGAGCAGCGCCGTGCGGTAGTCGCGCGCAGCCTGCTCACGGGTGCGCTCGAGACACGTCAGCAACATCTCGCGCAGCGGCCATTCGAGGACGGCGAGAATCCGGCCGTAGTCGTGCCCGGCAGCCCGGCGAATCACGCCGTCCCATTGGCCGAGGTCTAGTGCGCCGACTGCGCGATCGGCTGGCTTCGCTTGCCGGCCCCGCTCGAAGAGATGAGGGAACTCGCCAGCGAGCGCAGCTGCCGCCCGAAAAAACCCAGCACGAAGTCGAGCCCGAGGCGATAGACCTCCTGGACATCCACTTCGGTGTCCAGCCCCTCGATCCAGTTCGCGGTCTCCTGGGCCATCTCCGGCGTCCAGTCCGCCTCGCCCTTGCCCATCGGCAGCAGGAAGCAGCCGAGCAACTCGCAGGCCCGGCCCGAGCGCATGACGGCGGTATGCAGCCTCAGCAGATACGCCTGCGGCTCCTCCTGGGCGGCCGGCAGGATGCGGTCGAGCCCTGTGTCGCCGACCAGGCGGTCGACGTGCAGCTGCCAGCGGACCGTCCGGCGCTCGAGGTTGAGGGCGGCGAACTGCCGCCCTCCGAGCGTGACGTTGCTCATCACTCGACGATCTGGGCGACGAAGTACTGGCTGACCGTCGTGCCGTTCTTCGTGGTGTCCTTGAGCAGCTTGCCCTTGACCTCGAGCTCGCCATACTCCTCGGACAGCAGCGCCAGGGCCGCCGCCGGGCCGAACTTGACGCGGTGCGCGGTGATCTTCACGGTCTTGCCGCTGCGCGCCTCGTTCAGGCCGTCGAACACGAACTCGTACTCCTGCGCAGCCGCGACCAGCGCCTCGACCTTGTCGCCGGCCTTCGGCGTGTAGTCGACGACGATGGAGCTGGCATCCACGATCGTCGAGGTCTCCGGAATCTCCAGGCCGCCGCCGCGCACGATGTAATCGGAACCCGCTGTGTACAGCGTCGCCGGCGAGCCAGCCGCATTCACGGTCACGGTCGCGGCGGTGTCGATCGGGTACAGCGTGCTGACGAACCCACCGCGATATGCGGTGTGAGCCTCGTTCGTGACGGGCGTCGCAGCGATTGCGCTCGCCGCACCGTAGGCCGCCATGGCCAGGTTCTCGGGCGAGAAGTCGGTCATCTTGATCGTCGCCTCGACGGAGTTGATCCGGCGGACCTCGTTGTAGGTGCCGCCGCCGGGCTGGGTGCGGTCCTTGAGTTCC